TGCACCACGTCACCGGCCCGTACAACGATGCGGACAAGCCGATCCCGCTGTCGGGGATCAAGGGACAGATCGGGCGTATCCCAGAGTTGATTCTGACGATGCACCGGATCACAGAGACCTTCGGGTCTGACGCCCTGCGGGTGTCCACCGTGAAGAACCGCGCAGGGAAGGCCGACCCATCAGGGTCGGACTACGCCGAACTGGAGTTTATCGGAGATGCCATGCAAATCCGTGACTTCGCTGACTCGTTCTAGGAGATAGATATGACTCAACCCCGACCCCGGGTCAAGTTGAACCCGATCCGCCAGACCGTCGTGTCAGGTTTGATCGCAACGCAGAAGTCCACCACCACCGTCAAGGTTCTGATCACCGACGAGAACGGCAAGGAGGACGTGCAGAACATCTCCACCACCCGGGATGTCCTGCGCTACCCGCTGGCCCAGAACGTCAGCGAGCAGAACGTCAACCGGCTGGCAGAGCGGTGGTTGAAGTGACCGTGGCTGTGTGGGTGATCGTGGCAGAGCTTCTGCTGCTGACCCTGGTAGTAGCAGGCACACGCGGACCCGCTGGTCCGCGAGGCAACATGGGACCGCAGGGGCCGACAGGCTTCACAGGCGAGAAGGGAGAACCCGGTGATCGACGTTGACGACCTCCAGCGCCAGGTGTTGCTGGAACTGACAGAGCCTCTCCCTGAGTCGCTGGGGGAGCTTTCGTTCATCCTGGGCATGATGGTCACGGACGTGGTCCTCGACGGGCTGTTCACGGTCTGGGGCTGGTTCAATGACTGACCGGCCTATGGAGCGGCTGTACACCGTGGTCTTCTACGGGACTCCTACGGTGGATCAGTTCAGCAAAGAGATGGAACACGCGAAGAAGCTGTTCCCGGCTGACACCCGGTTCACCATCGACACCAACGGATCGACCAACGATGACCTGGTCGAGTATTACCTACGTGTGAAGGAGCAGGTTTTCCTATGAGTGACCTTCAGACGCTGTTCGCCGTGGGTATCGGCGTGTGGGCTTCCCTCCTGGGCCTGGCCGCATACCTGGAACACAAGGGATGGTGATGGAGTTCTCCGACTTCTTCGATTGGCTCAACGAACTCCTTCAATCGCTCACCACGGAGGTCCGGTACAAGACGATCTTCGACCTCACCGGGGCCGACAACGAGCTTGAATACTATGGCAGCTAGGAGGTATCCCGCAGCTAATGTCACCGCACGCAGAAAACCTTGCATCGATTGCATCGATGAGGGGATCGACACTAAGCGCAAGGCTCCGCACCCAGGCCCACGCTGCGCCACCCACCACAGAGCCAAGCGTAGAGACCGCTCAGCAGTCTCCTGGGAGACCAGAATACGATTGGTATACGGAATCACCGCTGTGGAGTATTGGGCGCTGTACGAACACCAAGGAGGGTTCTGTTATATATGCCGTCGAGCTAACGGGAAGCGCAAAAGGCTCTCTGTGGACCATTGCCATGCCACCGGCACGGTCAGGGGACTACTCTGTACTGCGTGCAACCGAAATGTGCTCGGCCATCTACGCGACGATCCAGACGCTCTTGAACGAGCCGCCGAATACCTCCGCCGACCACCCGCTGTGGAAGTCTTAGGGATACGAATAACACCCGATAAGGGGGCGCTGTGAACGCAGGTTGGGCACTGTTGGCGCTGGCACTATCTGTGCCAGCTAGTACCTGGTTCTTCTACATGGACTACAAGAACAGGAAGGAAGCTATGACTCCGCGAGTCAATCGCTACTACAAGATCGAACTGATCGTGAGGGATTCCAGTGACGATACCGACGCGATTGCAGAAGATATTACGCACCTGCTGGGCGGCTATGACATCTACGAGTTCGACATCTATGAAGTCCGGCATTGAGGTCTGCGACGAGTGCGGTGCTGAGAGGCCACCGTGGCTTGGCGGATACCACACGTGCCCCGATCCGGATGTCGAACACCCGTACGATTACTTCGGAAACCCGCTCAACCTGGAGGACTGATGGAGCCGCTGATTGTCTCCGTGATCCACCACTACCACCCAGGCTGGGAGGCACCACCTGAAGGACGAGGGCGTTGGATCAAGTGCTACTGCCCCTGGCACCAGGACACGCTGCCTTCGGCTTCGGTGTCGTACGAGTTCAACGCCTTCAAGTGCCACGCCTGCGGCGTGCGAGGGAATTACGTAGGGATAGTCCTTCGAGAGGAAGGAGTGAGTTATGCAAAGGCTAAGCGAATCGCAGAAGAGATTTCTGCGGGAAGCGACAACCCTGTACCACAAGAACCTGCCCGGTTCAACAGCCGCCGACTATTTAGCGAGTCGGGGACTGGAGGGTCCGGAGTTGGAGAAGTTCAGACTGGGGTACGTGGTCGATCCACTCCCTGGTCATGAGCAGTACGAAGGGATGCTGGCTATCCCCTACCTGCGCTGGTCGCAGGAGCATGGCTGGGCTGTCGTATCCATCCGCTACCGGCGGCTGGACAACCAGAAGCCCAAGTACATGACCCAGGCCGGGGATCGTCCCCGGCTGTACAACACGCTGGCTCTGCTGAAACCCAGTCCGGTGGTCGCCATCACCGAAGGCGAGATTGATGCCATCACGGCCACGCTAGCCGGTATTCCGGCGGTCGGACTGCCTGGAGCTACGAGTTGGCAGGGTTACTTCAAGGAACCGTTCCTTGGATACAAAGAGGTCTACGTCCTCGCGGACGGTGACCAGGCTGGTACTGAGTTCGCCAACAAGATCGCTAGAGAGTTGCCGAACGCGAAGGTGATCCCCTGCCCACCGGGCGAGGATGTCAATTCACTGGTGGTGGCCCACGGCCCCGCCGCACTCAAGGAGAGAATCAGATGAAGCTGTACCGTGTCACCGAAGACATCACACTCGAAGGCTTCACCGCCGGTCGTGACCTCGACAACTACGTCGGCTACGACGCTGGTGACATCGTCGTGGTGGAGTTCCGCCGCAAAGACGGCGTGGCTGAGGTTGTCCGGCTGTCTGACGAACTCCCGCAGTCGATCGACTTCGACTCGCTGGAACTGATCGGTCGGGGGTTGAAGCTGACCGACGAGATGTCCCGCAAGGTGTTCGAGTGAACGAGTGGGAGAAGAGTGACCTGTTCCAGCAATGGTTCGGGAACTGGGGAGACCTGATCGACATAGAGTTGATCCACGACTACGTATACGAGGATGAGGATGAGCGGACTGACTGACCATATCCGGCTGGGTTTCGACATGCAGAACGGTGACCAGGTGGTGGTGACAGTGGACGGCTTCACCGACCCGCTGAATGCCCTGGCAGCCCTTCGGCTGGCGGGTTCTGAAGATGGGCTGACACAGATTGTGCAGCACTGGAAGGGACAAGGAGGGCAGCTGTGAGTGTGCTGACGAAGGCAGAAGAGTTGATCCACGGACAACGAGCCAAGGACTACGGTGACGCCCGGGAGAACCACGCACGGATCGCCACGCTGTGGGAGGCTTACCTGCCCAGCTATACGTTCTCTCCGGAGGACGTGGCGGTCATGATGATCCTCCTGAAGATCGCCCGGCTCATGGAGAACGGATACCACGAAGACACCGTCACCGATATCGCTGGCTACGCCGGGGTGCTGGAGAAGATGCAGCCTAAGCAGGACATCTTCACCGTCGAAGGCCTCCGCAAACAGGTCTTGGAGGGACTAGGTGGCTAACATCGTCTTCCTCGACATCGAACGGCAGTCCGGTATCGCGGATGGTATCTGGCAGCTGAAGCAGACCTGGATCAATCCGGACCAGATGCTGGAGGCTCCTACGACCATCTGCTTCGCCTGGAAGTCAGCGGGTGATGAGGATGTCTCCTTCGCAGCCGACTGGAACGGCGGTCACAAGAAGATGGTCTAGCAGGCGTGGCAGGTTCTGGACGAAGCCGACTACGTCGTAGGCTGGAACAGCAAGGGCTTCGACGTGAAGCATCTTCGGACTGAGTTCCTGCTGGAGGGTATGGTTCCGCCATCCCCCTGGAAGGACATCGACCTGATGCTGACCGCACGCCGGAACTTCGGCTTCCTCTCCAACCGCATGGCGTATATCGCTGAGCAGCTGGAGGTAGGTCAGAAGGCCCACACCGGGGGTGCCGCCTTGTGGCGGTCGCTCCGACAGGACAAAGGTGAGAAGCTCAAGGCATCCCGGGAAACGATGGAGTATTACAACAAACACGATGTCGAACTGACAGAGGAGTTGTACTACCTGTTGCTACCGTGGGTGTCCGGCCTGAACATCCCGCTCGACAACGGCGGGTCGGATTCACCGGCCTGCTCGAACTGTGGCTCCGATAAGCTCCAATGGAGGGGCTACGCCACGGCTCTTACTCGTAGATACAGGAGATTCCAGTGCCAAGCCTGCGGCAAGTGGGGCAAGGAGCTAGCGTACGACGCGAGCGTATCGTCGGTGGGACTATGAGGGACGTGATCTTCATAGCCGAACGCTCCAATCTGGAGCATAAGGTGCCACTGACGTGGCGCGGAGAGCCTATGCCCTACCTGCACCGGAACGCCCGGTCGAGGTACATCACACGCGAGGAGGTGTTGGAAGTATGGGAGAAGGAGACCAGTCGGTACTGAGCGAAGTATTCGAGGACGCAGCCGGGTATGCACTAGCAGCCTGGTATCC